AGGTAATTCTTTGGCTTGTTCATATAAAGGTTTAAATTCTTCATCATGTACTTTACTAAAGTCAGTTCCATAAATTAGTGAAGATGAATATACATCCAAAGTAATATTTGGATCATTTATTTCTTGCATAGCTCTTAATAAAACATTTAAACCTCTCCAAGGTGTGCAGTGGTGTATTAATTTAATAGGGTCTCCTTTTTTATAAATCTTTCTTATAGGAAATTTTTCTATACCATTTTTTATAACAACTGATCGTTCTGTTGGAATGTTAAAAAAATATCTAAATTTTTCATAGTTCCAATGACTATTAAAAATATACCAATCATATTCTTTATGTCTTTCCTTATTCTTAAAAAATTCTTGAAGATTAGGTTGATCATAAGAATTTTTTTGCCACAATATATTAAGTTTATTAGGGTCTAATGGAACTTTACCCGGTATAGATGTACATATTTGTACTTGATCTAGAATCTTTTTTGAAACATACTTATTAAGCATTTCCATTTGAAGTTCAGTTGCACCTCTAGGTTTCATTTATTTTTTTGTTTGAATACCCATTGGAATTCTAGTAACTTTAATTTCGAGGTCTTGTCTAAAGTCATCCACAGTAGTGTCAGTATTGGGATCAGCAACATCAGAATCAAACTCAGCTTTATTAGCATAAACTTTTCCTGTTCTTTTATGTTTTATTACCTCTGTAGCCACTGCTGGTATTTTTGGTAAATCTTTCATTTTATCTTCCTTGACGATTGTAAGCCTTATAACTTCTTTTCTCAGATTTTGAAAGACTTTTTTTATGCCTTCGAGGCCTCTTCCTAGGCTTTGGTCTGGGAGTAAAGCTTACAAATTTTTGTCTAGCCATTTTCTTGAGATCTATCTATTTGAGCGTAGCTAATAGCACCTTGAATTGCATTGCTTCCTGTAGCTGCCTGTACTGTTATTGCATCACCTGCTTCTAAATTTAAGCCTTGTGGTGTAGCATTAACTTGTGATTTAGCACCTACCTCATCTCTAAAAAATTCATATTCAGTGCTTGAATCAGAAGCATCTACCAAATTCATGTTAACTAATATACCTGAAGAAGCATCATTGTTTGCACAATAAACACTTTTAACAATTATAGTTGCATCAGTAGGGCATGTAAGTGCAGTAGTCTTACCTGTACTTGCTTGTTTAAATCCTTGATTTTTGTATCGTATGGTCATGATAAAAAGTAATTAAATGCATCCTGTTCATTTTTTAATTCTTGTTGATAAGAAGTGTTTAATTTATCTTTTAGTGTTTGTAAAGATTGAGCTACTTGTCTTTGATTATCTTCAGTATAAACTGGTGTAGGTTCAGGTATAATTATATCTACCCTAGCCATTATCTGTACTGACCTCCTGCTCCGTATCCTTCTCTTCCTGCATCTTGAGAAGTAAACCCTCCTCCACCATTTCCTTGTCCATCAGGCGCAGTATATTGATTTGTTTTTTGAAAATCTTGTGGAGTTTGTGTAACTGATCCAAATTGACCTTTGTCTATTCTATCTTGTAAATCTTTGTTTGATTCTCTTGCTATATTTTTTTGATTTTTATAGTTTGCAAATTTTTGTTTTATACCTCCGAACAAAGAACTAATACCTGCACCAACGGGTCCTAATAATGCCATACCAAAAGGATTTGAATAAAGTGCATTCATACCTAATACTTGTCCAAGTGCTGGTAATCCAATTTTTTTACCTACAGTCTCCAATGCTTTTTGTTTTGCAATATTTTTAAATACTTCCATTGGAGCAGGAAAATTTATATCTCTAGGGTTCGGCTCAAAAACGTTATCTTCTTGTGGAAGAAGTCGTGGTAATCCTATTGGTTCATTAAAATCTTGTTGCATTATCCTCTCATACCATCTGGTTGAACATCTGCTCTAAAAGTGCCAAATCTCCAGCTTTGACCAGTAGAAGTGTTAGCAACTTTTAAACTTGCAAACCTTGATCTTGCACGTGTATCAATCTTATCAGTAGAACTTGTAATTGTAAATGGTCCTAATGGAGAGGATGCTGCGGTGTCCGTTGGATAGTCTCTTAAATTAATTGTTACTTGAGCGTCACCAGTTAATAATTTAAAGTCTGGAACAAATCTTCTCATACTCATAAATACTTGACCATCACCATCTACTGCTAAATCAAAATCTCCTGATTGAATAAAAGCAGGTATAGCCGTAGGAACACCAGTTCCATCAACTTGGTCGTTTCCTATTTCATGAGCATAATAAGTTGTAGCGCCATTAGCTGTCGTAACACCTTGTATTGTTGGAAAAGTAGGTGTACCTGTAGAAGAAAATTCAGTTGCATAAGGATTGTCAAATAATGTTGCATCAAAATAAGTAGTTCGTGATAATGATCCGGTAGTCCATGTTTGTTCAGAATAATTATATGTCACTACTCTATCTATTAATTCAGAACCGTTTTTTGGATAAAACCAATTTATCTCACTGTAAAGGTGATTAGCACCTGCATATATTTGTTCTCCATTTGCATAGCTTAAACCAAGATTGTCACCACCAGTAGTAAATACAAAATCTTCAACTAAACAAGGAACTGATTTTACTGTACCATCGTAAACAAAAAAACCACCTGCTTGACCCATCCACCAAACTGCACCGTTTGCATACTGCATTGCATGTTGTCCTATTGCCCCGCAGTTGCTTCCTACTTGCCTAATAGAAAAAGTAAAAGGTGGACCTACAAACTGCATTACATATGCAGATGTGTCAGTTAAAATTAAAATGTAATCTTTACCTCTCACAGCTCCAACAATTTTAGTACCCGAATCTATTCTAAAAGTTCCAGCAGTGTTTATCGAAGTAGGCGTATAGTCTGATATATTTTCTTGATCTGAAAATCTTATAAACATTTTATCTTGTGTAGATGATGTACCAATAGTTGTTTCTGTCCCTAAAATTATTAAGTGCCTGTCTCTTTCTGAAACAATTGACATCACTGATTTTGTTGGTGCACCACTTACTACTGTAGCTCTAGTTGTTAAAGCTGCAGGAACAGTGCTTATAGTATCCCATTCAAAAGTTTTACCATCTTTTATAGTTGCAATTAATTTTGACCCAAAATGATCTAATGACCAAGATGCTGATTCTAATACAACGCCACCTGTTAATGAAGCAGAGCCCCAGCCTAAGTAAACTTCAACAGAAGCTCCAGTTGAATGAGCAGTTCTTGTTCCTGCAACTCCTCTGGTAATACCAGTTAAATCATTTGTAGATATGCCAGTGTAAGAAATAAATTCTGTTCCTACTTTTATAGTTCCTGAAGTTGGAAAACCAACAACTGAAGATAATGTAATTGAAGTTCCAGAGCCACCAGTTCCGGCTGTATCATCTTGCAATAAACCATTTAGTGTAGATATCACTCCAGAAGATCCTCCCCACCCTGATGTACCATAACCAAAACCAGCAGTTTGGTTTAATGGCCCTACTACAACATAAGGATTTATCGTTGCTGCCCCACTCGCTGCAACAGTTGTGCCAGCGTTAGCTGCCATGGTAATTGTAAACGTATCTTGACTAGGTGTTGTTACTACTTCAAACGTATTTGTAGTAAAATCTGCTGCAGTATATCCAGCTCCCGTAGGAGGTGTCACAGATGTAAAAGTAAATAAGTCTCCTGCTGATAATCCATGTGCAATTTTATTTACTGTTACCGTTGGACTGGTATTAGCTGTAGTAAAAGTAGCTCCAGTAATCGCGGTGTCTAAAGGAGTAATATCATAAAAAGCACCTTCAAAATAAATTAATAAAGTTTTGCTAGTTCCTATAGCTGCATATCTTCTTCCGTCTAAATCAGCCCATACAAGTTGATCTCTAGCTGCTCCAACTAGAGTCTTTGTTGTAATTTGTTCCCAACCACCTATTTTTTCAGGTAGTCCATATCTAAATCTTACAAAGTCTCCATCAGTCCACTGACCCTCTGCTCCAGTAGCTGTGACTTGTTTATTAAATCCAGGTCTTATTTGTACTTTTGTTAATGGCATATAGATATTATACCTTATTGAGATTGTATTTAAAACCTATGTATGGGGCTCTCCAGGTAGACTTCTTTGATCTAAAAAATAATTAGAAAAAGGACCAAATTTGTCAACATAATGCATAAAAATTTGTGCATTGTGGTCTCCAGTAAATTTTTCTCTTCTATGTTTTAATTCACAACCTAAATAAATTGCTGCATCTCCTGGTTTTAATATAATTGGATTATCATTTATATAAATTGGCCATTCTTCTCCACCATTACTAATATTAATTGTAACACTTATTTCACAAGAGGGTCTATCTGTATGTTCCTTAAGTTGAGAGTCAAAAGTATACATTCTCCAATAAGAATAAGTAGGTGATAATTTTAAACCTGTTAAATCATTCATTTTATTTATACTTCGCATCATTAAAGATTCAGTAAAATAATCTGCGTAAAATGCACTATCATAATTACCTTCTAGTTCATCTCTGTTTGGGTTTTCTATAGTATCGGTTTGTCTATGTTTAATTTCACAGTAAGTGCTAGCTAAATCTAAAACTTCTTTACTTAAAAAATTTTCTATTTTTTTATATTTAAAATCTCTTATAGTGCCCATGATACAACTGAATACCTTGTTCCTTTTGTTACTTTATTTACTTTATGTGGATACATAAAATTACTAGGCCAAACAATTAATCTACCTGGTCTTGTTTCAACCTTAAATTCGTTGTTACCTTGAGGATCTATAAAAGAAACCTCACCACCTTCATAATCATTATTTAACAACAATATACAACTTAAAGTTCTAGGTACAAAATGCCCATGATCAATATGATATATATAATGATCACCTTCATTATATTTTAGTAATTGAATATCATTTACTCTTATACCTTCTAAATGTTTTAATTTTTTATTTTCTTTATATTTAGCCAACCCATTTAAGAACACAGACAATAAATTATTTCCCCAACGAACATCTGTTAAACTTTTTGCATTTCTATTTAAGTTAACACTTTTTGCACTTCTTATGTGTTTTTTTAATAAACCATTCTCATCTTTAGAGGGACCTACCTTT